GGCGTCATGCCGGCGATAATCTTCGCCTTCATCTCGGCTTCGGTGAGCGGCTTCGGGGCGCCTTCCAGAACAGTTCCGTTCGGCATGTAGTTCCGCTCACCCGGTTGGGCGGCGACGACGCCAGTCTGCGTATCAGGCAGCTTGTAGAGTGCCGCTACATCGGGCGGGATATACCGAACGGCATCCTTCGCCACCGGTGAAAGCAGCGTCTTCGTGACGTCAGTCTTATTGTCTTCCCCAACCTTGAACCGGAAATCATTCGACTGGACGTCTTGACCCCGGCGCGTATCGGACGAGTGGATATCCTGTCCACGGCGGGTGTCGGACGAACGAACGCCAATGCCGTAACGATCCGTCGCATCGCGAATGTCCTGGCCGCGGCGCTCCGTGTCGTCCTTGCGAGCCGTCGCACCAAAGCTCGACGACGGGTTCCACAGGCCGGTGATGACGCCGTACAGATCGAAACTCGGATCCTTGGCGGCGTCCGGGTTTTTGGCGAGTTCATACAGCTTCGCGACGCCACCCATCTTCTGTTTGGCTTCGGCAGCACGAATAGCCGCGTATTGATCCTGCGGGCTGATGGGCGCGAACATCTGCGCCAGGCTATTGAAACCTTGAGATATGCCAGAATCGCCGGAGCGATAGACGCGAGGCGGTGCGTAGGGATCGGCCATTGGTGCCTACCGGAACATATTGAAAATGCCGCTCCAGGAAGACGGCTCGGAAACGACACGGGTGCCGTGCGGGGCGATCATCGACGCCGGAGAGCTTGCCGTGCCGATCGACCCGCCGCCGAACGGATTTCCGCCGGACAAGCCAGCGAACATGCCGACCTTACCGACGCCGCCGAGAATATCACCCAGCATCCGCGTACCGTTGCCCGCCGAATTGGCGGCCTGCAGCTCAAGCGGCAGAACGGACTGCGATCCGGCCTTGAAGCTGTTAACGGAGCCGAGGGCGGCGGCATCCTTGGCGGTGCCGCGCGATGCTTCGCCAAGTACGTCCCCGAAGGAGCGCAGTCGGCCGAGCGCCTCGCCTTGCTGCTTGGTGTAGGCGGCTACCTTGTCGCCCTGTCGCTTGCCTTCCTGAACGATGATGTTGCTCGAGGAAGTCGGCAGTGCGCCAGTCGTCGGTCCGGACGTCGGCAGTGCAGCGTTGTTGGCCGCGTAGAAATCGGCAACCTGCTTGGCGCGATCGTCCATGCTGCCTTGGGCGTTATCGTAGCGGCCGCGGGCCTGCGTGTTGATATTGTTCGCCTCGGCGTCGTATCCGCGCTGCCGGAACAGTTCGGAATTCATCGCACCGGACCGTGCCGACTGGACCTGGCTGTCGGCAGCCTGGTTCGCTACGACTGATGCACCGGTCAGAAGTGCGCCGCCAATGGTAAGTGGATCACACATGCTAGTACGTCTTCACGGCTGACGTCGGATTGGTGCCAAACAGGCCGGTGTTGTAGCGCGGCGGCTGTCCGGTCAGGGCGCCGGTCTTCTCCAGGCCGGACTGCGTCTGCAACGCACCGGTGAAGTTGGCGAAGAGTTGGCCGATGGGATCGAAGGTGTCGGGAGCGGTAAGCGCGGCCGCGCGGCCCGTGGCCGCGTTGATCGCGCCTTGCTGATCTCCCGTCGAGTTGAGCATGCCGATAAGGTTGCTGCGGGCACCCTCGACGTTGTTGCGTGCCGTGTTTGAGTAGTCGAGCGCCTTGTCGCCAAAGGCGCGTTTCAGGTTGTCGTACTCCTTCTGGAGTTCGGCTTCCTTGCTGGTTCGAGCGGTGCTGTCGAGCGTGCCGGCGCGATCCAGTGCATAGGTCAGCTGTTTACGAGCTTCGGCGTATTGGTCGTCGAGCTGCGGATTGACGTAGTCGAGATACGCCTTGCCACGACCGCTGTAGAAGTCATCGTTGAACTGGGTGTCGAACAGATTGTTGATCGAATTCGTACCGGTCCGAATGCTGGTCTGCCGGTCGAACTCGGCTTGACGCTGCGCCTGGGCACCGCCGTCGCCACCGCTCTGCTTGGGGATCATTACGCCTATCCGCGAGGCGACCGGCGCATATGCTGCCCTGTCGACTCGAAACCGAATCGGCGCATCCAGCGGGCGGCTACTTCTGGCCGGTGGCCAGTGGCGATGCCCGCGAACACCTCTTCGGGGTTAAGACTATCCGCCCACCGGTTGAATTCGGTGAACAGGCTAGCGGCCGCCCGAGTTCCGCGCTTGTCGGGACGCACGTAAAATAGCTCTTGTGAAACGAAAAAGCCAGCGCAGGCCGGGTAGTCCATGATCTGAGCCGCTAAGAAGCCGACAACTTCGCGCGCTTCCTCGAGGACGAATATCGTTGGGTTGGCGCCGGTTAGATACGCGTCAAATGTGGCGCCGGCGCGCGCCACGTCGAATGTCAGGTGCGGCGTCTGTTCGACCGCCATGCACCGGCCGAGCTCTACGACCGCGTGTCGATCGTCCTCAAGCGCCAGGCGCGCAAGCATCCTTCACCCACGCGAATTGCTGATACGCCTCGCCGTTCTTGCCGTAGCCACGCATCGGCGGGCCTTCAGGCTGCAGGCCAAAGTGGCGAATCCAGCGATGCGCCTCGTCGTGACCGACGAGCGACACCGCCTCGATACGATGCACGTCCGATGCCTTGATGTCCCGCAACATTCGGGTGGCCATGTAAGACACTTCAAGGGCGATTTGCGGAAAAGCGTCGGTCGCGAAGAAGAGCGCCGTCAGGACATGCGGGCGGTTCTCGACGAGCCCGCCAACTGCAACCGGTTGCGCTTCCCAGAACGCAACCATGACGTCCGGGCGGCCGGCGTATCGGGCAGCCAGCACATCGGCAAGTTCGATACGGTCATCGGTCTGCGCCAAAGCGACGAATTCATCGAAATCCGGTTGGCGCATGGCCAAAGCTACAGCGCGAATATCTGCGGCCGTGGCGTAATCAATCCGCATCCTCTTCGTCTCCCTCGTAGTGGACTGCGACGGAACTCACGAGCGCATCGCCTTCACCGATTGATTCAAGGCGTAAGCTGATGTGGGTCGATTCGCCGAGAGCCGGCTTGTCGGGCTCTGAATAGGTCGTGCGGAAGTAGCGGCCGATCTCTTCGTCGATGTTGACGCCGTCTTCATCTACGCGCAGCGCCACCTTGACGCGCCAGAGACCGCGAATCGCGCAATCGAAGCCCTTCCACTTCTTGCTCTTGGTCGGGCTGCCACCGTCGAGGAAGGGCAACCACGCCACAGCGGACGTTGCGTCGGTGGCTGTGCCCGTCGAAATGCCGCCGTAGCAGAAAATCTTGTCGCCGCCTCGCACGTACATGCGCCGTTGAAACGTGACGGCCGCCTCGACATTGAAGTCGACACGAGTGCCGTTACCGTTGAAGTAAAACGTCTGGTACAGCGACCACGCGCTAATCTTCGACCCTTCGAAGAAGGTGAAGACGAAGACCTGGTCCTTCATGATCAGCCAGAACCGCTTGTCGGTCGGGTTGATCAGGCCAAAGACGCGCTCGCGCTCCGTCTGCGTCAAGGACCGCAACTTCGCAGTGACGAGCTTGTCGACGGCCGACCCCATGTCGGTGGTCGCAGCCGCGTTCGACGCGTCGCGGGCGCGGATCGATCGTACGCCGCTTTCGTCGAGGTAGAACAGGTCGTTGTCGCCAAACTGCGTCACCGACTGAGGGCTGGCGGTGCCGGTGTTGTTGAGGATCTGGATTTTCTTGTTCAACGTCGGGTCGGATTCAAGGAGCCAGATCAAAATGACGCGCTCGGCGAACACCGCGACCCACGACTGGTAAACGGCCAATGACTTCAGGTCGCTCGCCTCGGCCGCTTGGGTCGACATGTCGGTCACGCCGGCGCCGGTCGTGTCGGTCGTCCACTTCGTTGGCTGCTGGATACCGGACTCGTGCAGGTTCGGCCCTGACACGCTGTTCATGCGGCTGCCGATCGTTTTGACGAACGTGCCAGGCGAATAAGTGCCAGTGGCGTCGGTGCCGCCGGCCAATACCATGCCAACGGCCGGGTTGAGCACGAGGCCGTTGGCCGTGGCAGGTACAACCGAACGGCCGTTCGGCGCCGTCCCAGTCGTCGCCGCGATGACGCTGACAGTCGTGCCGAACGACGTCGCAGAATAATCAGGGCTCGACGTGAAACCGTTGATGGCGGCCGCGATCAAGCTCGCCATATTGCTGTTGCTGGTCGCCCAGACGACTGGCGCGTTGATAATGCTGATACCGTCGACTTTTAGGTCCGTCAGCGTCGACGTGCTCGCGGCCGCGCCGCCCGCCATGTTGACGAAGTTGCCGACTGTGACGTTGCCGGCGGCGGTGACAACGATCGCCTTGCCGTTGACACCGGTGCCCGTCGTTGTCGCAGTGACGATAACCTGCTGGCCTACCGACGTCGCCGAATAGTCCGGGCTTGAGGTGTGGCTGTTGATCGCCGAGGCGATGGCAGCGGCTGTCGTGGCGTTGTTACCGGTATGGTCGATGTCCGTCGACGAGATGATCGACACACCGTCAATGGTGATGTCCTGGATCTCGTTGACGCCAGGGTTTGACGTGCCGCCGGTGACTTCGAACGAACCGAATGCAGCGGTGGCCGGGTTGACCCCGCCGCCGACCACGTCGAAAGAGACGCGAGCGCGCCCGTCGTACCAGTCAGGAACACGCACGCCGTCGTAGAAATGGTGTCGAGAGCCGTCGGCGAACTCGGCCGCGACGTAGAGCTTGCCGGCGTACAGGTCCCACGACAGGACACGCGAAAGCGCCGTCGTGTTGTCGGGGTGCTGCAGTCGTTGGTAGGTGACGCCGACCGGAATGCCGCCGGGTGTCGCGATGTGGCCGAACACATAGAGGCCGGCGGTCGTCGCGGCGAGGTGAGTCGTGCCAGCCGGCAACGTGTATTCGAGCGCGAATTTGGCGCGCTTTTCGAACTGACCGCCGCTGTCGATGTGGCCGTCCAGGCCCTTCAGCAGCGTGCCGCCCGGCGACGTCTCAGGGATGCGCCGGACGTCGACGCCGCCCTTGAACTCCCGTACCCAGATGGTCGCCATGGCTACGGCGTCGTGCGGTAGTAGACCGTCGGCGGGCCGCGCAGGATGCGCGCCGGCCGCTGATCGCCGAACATGCGGAAGCGGCGGGTTTTGGTCGCATTGCCGCGGATTTTCAGCAGCCGCTTGTTGGCGAGCGCACCCTTCTTCTGCCCCTTCTCGCCGCCGAGGATTTCAGCAGCAGCCATGAGCGCCAGGAGACGGTCGTCCAGGTCGGCGACGTCGGTGTCCAGGCTGAACACCTGCAGGTCGCGAACGGCGCGGAACCGGAAGATGTTCTCCTTGGCCGTCATGTCACCGGTGATGCCGGGGACCGGCCAAACCTCAATCTGGTTGTCTTCTGTCACCATCCAGCGCCGCGGTGGCCAATCGCGCTCGTCGGTGTCACTGTTGAAAGCGTTGTAGTGCTCTTCGGTGATGCCGGCGGCGAGCGGCCGCCAGATATCGCCGTCTCGCACCCACATCTCAAGAACGCGGTCGACCGAGATGTCATTGGCGGCGACCAGGGAGCCATTTTGCTCCTTGAACACGCTGGTTACGTCGTAGTAGCGCTCGCCGGCCTGCGCGTTGAGGTATCGAAAGACGCGCAGATGCGTCCACGAGTAGTCGTCGTACAGTTGCTCTTGAACGCGTTGCAGATGCCGAACCTGATGGTCCCGCACCTGCGCGTTGTGAGCCGGATTAGTGGAGACTTCTAGCTCGACGCGCAGGCTCGTCAGCACGTCGCCGAGCGTTTTCCCACGCGCCACTGTTCACTCCCTAGGCGAGCGCGTCGCCTTGCGGCTCCGGCGCCACCGGCGCGAAGGGCTGGTCGTCGCCCGGCAGCTCGTTGACGCCGTTCGCAGCGTCTTCGTCATCGGCCGACGCGGGCAGGCGGATGTCGCTCTGGGTGGCCAAATCCATGCCGGCTTCGTACGCCTGTCGGTCGGCTGTGGCCTTCTGGCCGGCGACACGCGCCACGCGCTCGACGGCGAACTGGCTGTCGGCCAGCTCCAGCTCGTCGATATCGTGGAACAGGCGGGCGGCGGCGCCGGGGTAGAGCTTCTCGAGGAGGCTGTTGCCGTTGCTGTCCTTGGCGTTGGCGTAGATGCCGTCGAGACGGCCGCGCTCGGTGCGATTGGAGCGCTCGACGCGCCCGGCCGCCTTGATGTCGGTCACGGCGTCGCTACCGTGGATGACCTGCAGAACGGCGATTTCCGCGGCCGTGACGGCGTACTTGGGAACGGTGTTGCCGATATCGCCACCGAGGGCGACCAAGACGTTGGCGAGTTCGAAGGATTCGGGCACAGAGCGCTCCACTGTGGTTGAAGAAGAGACGGCGGGGCCGAAGCCCCGCCGCGGTGGCCATTACAGGGTGTCGAGCCGGATGCGGATCAACAGGAAGCCGTCGCCCTCGGTAAAGGCCGTCACTGCGGACGCCTCGACCGACAACTTGCTTTCCTTCACCAAACGATTGGCGCCCGTGATCTGGGAGCCGGCGACGCGAGCGCCCTTCGGCGTCAGCGCGGCCGACGTCAGAGCGACGAGACCGCCCGTGACGTTGGTCGTGTCGATCTCCAGGTTCAGCGTCGCCAGCTTGCTACCCGTGGTGACGGCCTTGCCGGCGACGAACTCGACGTTCTCAATGTAGCCGTCGACGCCGGGCCGGATATCGGTCACGACATCGCCGACGGCGACGGATGCCAGGTCGATCGGAATCGTCAACAGCATGACGTTGTTGCCGCGCCGCTGGGCGAAGAAGGCGCGGACCTTGGTGCCAGCCGCCCACGATGCACCGGTGTTGTTGGTGATCGTGATATCGGACGACCCGTAGGTGAAGTTCACGCCGGGGCTGCCCTGCGCGACCTTGTCGTTCTCGTTGAGCACGACATAGCTCTGGCCATAGTCCTCGAGGCCGGCGTTGAACGACAGCTGTGAGAAGCCGGACGGGTAGGCGACCGTCACGGTACCGGAGTCGGCGACTAGCGAGCCGAGGACGACCTCGGCCACTGCGCCGTTGCGGGGAAGGTAGGTCATTGTGGCGGCTCCTTACGCGATCTCGTACACGGCGGACGTGTTGAGCTGCTGCGCCATCATGACGGCGGTCGTGGTGATGCCGTTGTACATGACGTAGCGGTCGTACGGCCGCTGCGGGTTGTGCTTCTTCATGCGCTGGCCGTTCATGTAGAAGAGCCGAAGGCGCTTCATATCGATGACGTACATAAACTTGCCGCGACCGAGGTCATCCAGGGTCGGATCCCACTCGATGGGCTTGCCCTTGAACTTCAACGGCGCCATGCCACCGTCGACGGCGCCTTCACGCATGAAGCCGTCCATCGTGTAGTTGCCGTTGGCGCGAAGCTCCTTCTCCATCGCATCGTAGAAGTCGCTGCCGGCGAAGAAGCGCCAGCGCGTCCCGCCCTGCGCATACTTGCCGAGCAAGCGCAGATCCTTCTGCAGGAACTGCAGAAGCGCGCCGCCGGAAGCCGTGTTCGACGTGACGACATTACCGTTGGCCGTGGTGGCCGCGCGGTTGCGCCACCAGGCATTCGCGGAACGGTTGATGCCGCCGGTCGTACCGGTCGCGGGAACGTCAAGGATGAAGGCGCGGATGCCGGCGAGTGCCTTGGTATCGGACGTACCGTCGCCGTGGACCAGGAGGTCGAGCGACTTGGCGTAGTCTTCGCCGAGGTCTTCGTTCTTGCCGTCCAGAAGATCGGCAAGGACATGCGCCTCGCGGCCGTCCATCTTCGACGTCATCTGGCTGCCAGACGTGTCGTCGATGTCGACGCCGTCGATCTTGAGCTCGGTATGCGAGACGACGAGCCCGATGTGGTGTTCCTTCCACCCGAACTTGGCGCGCTTGTTGGGGGTCGGGTTGTAGTACGTGACCTGGTCGTCGTGCGTGTAACCAGACAGCGAACCGCCGCCCTGGCCGGACTTCACGCCGACCGAAGCGAACATGTTGCCGCCGGAGAACGACCCGCGGGCCTCGTCGAACGCCTTCAGCATGGGCTTGTTGGCCACATTCTGCTTGAAGACGGTGCCCTTCTCGATAAACGCCTCGAGAGAGCTGTTGTTGATGTTGGAAATCTCGTCTGCGGTAAACGGCATTTTCTAGCCCTGAATGGCTAGCCGGCGCGGGCTTCGATCACGCGATTGATGATGTCGAGCGTGCTCTTCGGCTTCGGCTGGCTTGTTCCGGTAGCGCCGCCGCTGGAGGAGATTCGTCGCGTCTGACCCTGACCGACGGTCGGGGTACTCGTATTGCGAGCCGGTGCGCGCGGCGCAGGGAGAGCCCGGTACGCCGCCTCAAGCTGGTCCTTGACGCCTTCCGGCGTCGTCGGCTTCCAGCCGCCGTCCTGCAAACGCTTGATCTCGTCCATAAGCAGCTGCTGCTTGGCCGCGAAGTTCGGATCCTTGGTCTGTCGGTCCTGACACCACGAGAGCGCTGTGTTCGTCAGCGATTCGCTGAGTTCGCCTTGCCGACGGCGCTCTTCACGCTGCTGGGCAAACGTCTGGCCCTGTTCCAGGGTCTGACGCGATGCGCGCTCCTTCGAAATCTCCGATGCGGCCTCGGCGGTGAGTTCACCAGCCTCGACGCGCTTTTGGAGATCCGGCGAAAGCACCTCTCCCGATGCGACCAGCAGTTGCTGGACATAGGGCTTCAGCATCTCCCAGGCTTTCGCCGGGGAATTCTTCATCGCCGCCATGATCGTGAAGCCGTTGGCGGCTTCGTCGGCGGTGATGCCGTTGTCATCCATGAACTTCTGGACGTTCTGATACCGGGTCGCGTCGGCGCGAGCCGCGTTACGCTCCCGAATCAGATGCTGAAAGCGAGGATGCTTGTTGAAGGGGACATCCGAGTAGTTCTCGTTGTCTTCCTTCTTGGTGGCGTCGGTTCCTTGAGCCTTGGATCCTGCTTCTTGACCGTCGGCTGGCGAGGCCGCACCGTCACGCGACTTGCTGACGACATCCTGTACGATGCCGAGCGTGCCTTGTTCCGGGGTGTCGCCTTGCGCGTCGGACGAATTCGCGCCATCCGCGACCAGATCCTGCTGCTCATTGTCGAGCTGCTGGTCGGTCGCACCGTCCAGGGCGGCGTTGTCGGACGAGTTCAACGCCAAGTTATCGTCCAGAATATCGTCGGGCATTCATGCTCCGGTTGATGACCAGAATGTAGGGTATGTCGCTAACTGTAGCCAGTGAAATCAGACACATCAGACAGACGGAGACTGATTGTTGCCACCCGGAGCCGAACTCCCGGACGGACCGGACGGCGAAGCGTTCTTGTCGCCACCTTCGCCGCCCTGTTGCTGCGGGTCTTTCTGCGGGTCGCCTTGCGCCGGCTGCGCCATGCGATTCTGGGCGACGATCGCCGGCACCCCGGCGACAACGGCCTCCGTAAGATCCATGCGATCGTCGAAGCGGCGCAGGAATTCCTTGGCCAGCCACGTTGGGGGAATAGCCCCGACCTGCAACAGCAGGGGGCCAATTTCCTTGATGTTGCGAATCTCTTGAGCCTGGTTCGGCCGACCCGTCGAGCCCGCCTCCACCTCGAGGAAGACTTCGTTGTAAATCTGCTCGAGCGTCATCCCGAGGTCTTCAACCCACACGGCGCCGCGTCCGGCAATCTTGATCACGTCATCCTTGGACATGTTCTCCATGAGGATCTGGCCGCCATCGCGCGACATCATGGTCAAGAACGAGTCGAGGTCGTCCGTCCCCGAGCTGTCGACGACAGAGTTCGACCCGTCAGCGATGGCCGCTTGAGTGGCCGTGGACTTCGTCAGACCGCCGAGCTGCGCCGCCTGCGCGCCGACCGACAACGCGGCGTCCTGCATGACTTCGTTGGTGTCGTACAAGTTCGGATCGACGCCGGGCACCGGCACCGCCTGCAACACCTTGCCTATATCCTGGCTCGGATCGACACCATTGAGCTTGATGACCTCGAAAGGCTTACCCTGCTCCAGATTCGGAACGTCAACCTCTTCGTCGAGCGCGCCGGCGGCATAGACCCACCGCGGCCGAGCCGCCTGGCGGTGTTCGCGCTTGCCCTGGCGGCTGCGGTTCAACTCATTCTGGACGTCCTCCAGATTCTCGACGTCAGAGCGCGGAAATACCTCTTTTTCGCTCTCGGTGTCGTTGAGCGTGATCGGATAAACCGGCCAGAACCGCGGAACGGTGACGGGCGGCGCCGACGGCTCCTTCAGGAACTTCGGATAGCCGTCGACGACGTGGTAAACGAGCCCCGAGCGCTTGTCGTAGTGCTTGAAGAGGCAGACGAGGTCGTCGTCCTTGCCTTGAGCGGCGAAAACGCCGTCGGTAGAGTCGTCGCCATAGTCCACGCCGCGCGAACCGTACTCTCGCTGCCCGTCGACGGTGTACGGTGTGTAGTTGGTGCCGAGCTTGACCTTGAATGTCTCTTCGACGTCCTTCTTTGGCAGCACGTACTCAAGCGTGAGATGGTTGCCGCCCAAAAACCCGGCCAAGGCCGTCGTCAGGCGATCTGGAATGACCTTGGTAGCCTGGAGAAAATCGAAGGTCAGCCCTTTACGCAGAATGAGCTGCGGCTGCGCCTCTAGAGCGGCTATTGCCTTCTCCAATTCGGCGACTTCGGCTTCGCAATCGGTCTTTTCGGGATCGGCGGCGTCTGCCATCAGCGATTCGAGATGCGCAATGCGCTGTCGATAGTCGGCCAAGGCGTTTGTCGTCGCCTCGGGAATGCCGAACTGTTGCTGAAAGCCGAGTTCGACATAGCCGACGCCCGTCGTAAGCGAACGGCGCACCAAACGCTTCATGCTGGACTTGAAATCCAGCGGCGTCTGCTGCCGCATAGCGTCGGCGAACACCAATTCCAGCGTCCGGCCGAACTTCCGCAACGCTTCGCGCAACGCCATGCCGGTTTGGAAATCCTCAACGATCGCAAGCGCCTGTTCGTAACCCGGCGGCAGCTGCGGTTGAAGCGGTTCGAGTGACGGACCGCCGTTATGGCCCATAGCCGGCGCGAAAACGCCCTGGTTCTGCGCCGCAAGCGCTTCGTTGGCCCGGTTGGTGGCGGCGATTGCCGCTGTACCGGCCGCGACGGTCTGCATCGCCATCTGCAGGGACTCGGGCGTCTCGTCCCACACGATGAAATCGAGGGATTCCTTGCGGCGCGCGACGATGCGCGGGTTCTTGGCGTAGAGCGCGGCCGTTTTCGTGCGGATATGCTGGCCGGTGATATTGGCCTTGTAGTGAGACTCGGGGTATTCCGGCGCCCGACCCTGCAACGCGATGAACATCGACCGGTTCATGCGCTTGAACGCTTTTTCGAAGTGCTTCTTATCGCGCCGGATCGTCTCCTGGATACGCCGCACCAGCTGTGCGTCGTCAGGCTTCTGTTCGGACGAGGCTACACCGTTCGCAGTGTCGACAGAGCTCGTATCGCCACCGGACGAAACGTCGTCGGACGAGAAACCATCGTCGTTCGTGTTTTCATACTCGTCCGACATCAAAATCCGCCGACGTTGCGGCGCTCCTGCTCTTCACGTTTCCAGCGTTCCGCGTACTTCACCCACGCCAGAGTGCCGAATTTCGGCGCTTCATACGCCTTGCGTGGCGTCGACGCCTTCACCTGGCGAGGCAGACCGAGGCCAATATAGGCCAAGGCGTCCACGAAGTCATCGTGAGTGCCGTTCGGGAACGCCATCAGCTCGTTGATGGCCTTTTCGGTCCACCACATGCCCTTCGGAAACAGCACTTTGCCCATGGCGACACGCGCCGCAATCGATTGCGCGCGCTGTTCCTTGTCGTTCGCCGGCGTCACCTCGACAACATGGATAAAGCGGCCAGTTTCGAGCATGCGCTTTCGCAGAAACGGCCCGATGGACTTCGAAATGTGACCGCGCTCGGCCCACCAGATCAGCGGACGTCGCGCGATGATCGCGCCGGCGCCCATGTCGAGCATCGCTTCGACAACGGCATCAGTCTTCGCGCGCTTCCAATAGACGTCGAGAATATAGACGTTGTCTTCACGATCGACGCCGACTTTCAAAAGAACAGAAGGGTCGTTACGCTGCTTCAAACCGACAGCATGATCGCTGGCACAATAGATGCGCAGCGATTCGGGCAAATCCTTCGGGTCGTAGTACCGGATATTCTCGCGCTGGAAGAGCGTACCATCAGCAACCGTCGGACTCTGCTGGTACAAGGCTTCGAAGCCGAGCGGATCGATACGCCGCTGGCTCTCTAGAAAGTCTAGATCGTAGCGCGCAGACCACAGCGGTTGTCCCGGCTTGCGCCCGAGAGGATCGTCTTCTTCGGCGATGGCCGGTAGGCGTATGATTTTCCAGCGCTTCGCTTCTTCGGCGTTGTAGTGCGGGTTTTCCGGGTCGGTCAGTCGGCCGATAACGTCATCACTGTGCCAACGCGTCATCGTCAGCAACACCAGCTTCAGACCCATTCGCCGGGTCATGAATACCTTGGTGAACCAGTTCCACGCTTGGTCACGAATAGCCTGGCTGCGGGCTTCTTCGTGATCCTTGAACAGGTCGTCGCCGATGGCTGCGTTCGCACCGCGCCCCGTCAAGGCGCCACCACGACCCACGAATACAAGCCGACCGCCGCGCTCAGTCTGGATATTGTCTTTGGCGGTGCCGCCTCGCCGCAGTCCGTAGTCGGGGAATACCTGACGGTGCTGCGGCGACGTCAAGATGGCGCGCGTGTCGGCGCCGAAATCCTGCGCCATCGTGTCGGAATACGATGCGATGGCCAAGTCCCAGTCGGGGTGCCGGCCGCTGATCCACGCCGACAGTCGCTTGGTGGCGAGCTCGGTCTTGCCGTGCCGCGGCGGCATGCAGAAAATCAACTGCGGAATCTCACCGCGCTCCCACGCCTCCAGGGCCGTGGCTACCTCGACATGGAATTGTTCGGCCTCGTA